CAGTAAAACACCCGTCATCCAGACATATGAAACTAAGCGGGTTAACTTTATTGCTAACCCACAACAACGTGATACTTCTGGCAGCAAAGACTTTCGCTTAATCAACATGATGACGGAGGTTATTGCCAGCCCTATCGGTGAACAGAAGAAATACTACATTAAAAGTCGTCCTGGCATGACCCAGTCGTACACCACTAACTCTGCTGTGGGTCGTGGTATGTACAACTGGATTGTAAGCGGTACTTCTTACATCATGTCCGTAAGCGGTAACAAGGTTTATTACAACGGTACGTTGGTACTAACTCTTGCTACATCTACAGGACAAGTTGGTTTTACAGAATTTGTTAGTTCTACGGGCGTAGTAACTTTGGTACTATTGGATGGTACTAACGGTTATGTGTTTACTGCCCCAGGTACTTACACACAAATTACTGACGCAGACTTCCCTACACCACATCTTCCTCACCCAATCTTCTTGGATGGGTATTTGTTTGTAGCTAAGTCTGGTACTCAGGACATTTACAACAGCAACCTAGACGATCCTTTGTTATGGACTTCTGGTGAGTTTATCTCTGCTGAGATGTATCCTGATAAGATCGTTGCCCTGTCTAAAAACAACAACTACATCTATGCTATTGGATCAAACTCGGTTGAATACTTTTATGATGCAGCTAACGCTACAGGGTCTCCGTTGGGTAGACATGCTAGCGCGGTGCAACAATTTGGTACAGTTGCTCCTGCCTCCGTCATCCAAACAGAAAAAGAAGTAATCTTTATTGGTGAAACTGGTAATGGTGGACACACAGTCTGGACCATTGACGGATTTAAAGAAAAAGAAATTGGTATTCCTGCTATTAAATCAGCATTGCTTGGTGAAGGTAGTACCTTAAAAGATGCAACAGCATTCTGTGTCAGGGTTTCTGGACAGAAGTGTTATGTAATTTGTTTGTCTACTCGTACCTTGGTGTACAGCTTTTCTACAGAAATGTGGCATGAATGGCAAACAGGAACAAGCATCTTTACTGGTAACTATGGTACTGACGGTCCTAACGGTAGTGCCTACATTCTAGACAAATCTAATGGTAAGGTTTACTTAATGGACGAAATGAAGTACACAGATGCAGGTACTGCTATCACATGTACAGCCATTTCTGCCAAGCTAGACTTTGACAGCATGAACCGTAAGTTTATGCACAGACTTACTCTAGTAGGTGACGTTCCTGATGACACCTACGTAGACAGCACGGTTAACGTGTCGTGGTCAGATGATGACTACAAGACGTTCTCAACACCAGTTGCTCTTCTCTTTAACGGTGACCTTCCTGCTATCTTTAGACTTGGACAGTTCCGTAGACGTGCAATTAAAATCACATACGCTTTGCCTCACCTGCTTCGTTTAGAAGGCATAGAAGTGGATATTAACAAAGGGGGTAACTAATGGCTATTGGTTTACCACCACCACCCACGAGAGCGGACAACGGTGACTTTGCATGGGTCTCTTGGTATAACCAGTTGTACACACTCCTGTCAACAACAGGAGCTGTTGCATGGTCTCAAGTGGACAAAGCGGGTAGCTCTATTGCTGACTTACAAAACAAAAACCACTCCCTGCTAACAGGCTTACAGGGTGGTACGTCAGGTCAGTATTATCACCTAACGGCTGCAGAATATGCAACCTTAGTTGCTAACGATATTAAGTACGGTGCTTGGCACAACAATACTACTCAAACAGCGGCGGCTGCTAACACAGCCTACGCAATGACAGTGGACACCACAGACTACACCAACGGATGTTCTGTGGTTAGTAACTCTAGATTTACTGCCGCCAGTGCGGGTTTGTATAACGTTCAGTTTAGTGCTCAGTTATCCAGTTCAGACGCATCAATCCATGATGTATCTATCTGGTTACGAAAGAATGGAACGGATGTAGCAGCAACCAACTCTATGGTTTCTGTTCCAAATAAACATGGTGCGGTTAATGGTCAAACATTACCGGCATGGAACTTTTTTATTCAACTTTCTGCTTCTGACTATGTGGAACTAATGTGGTCTACAACAACCACAAACATTTCAATTGAAGCAACGGGCACACAAACAAGCCCAACTCGCCCATCTACTCCATCACTCATTGTGACAATGGACCGAGTTCACGCATAACTTTAAGGAATATATTATGGGTTGGTTTACCAAATTAAGAGATGCAGTAGAAAGCGCTGCAGTAGTTGCTGGTAATTATTACTTGCCAGGTTCTAGCTTGGTGACATCACGACTGGTTAGCGAAGGTTCACAAAAACAACTAAACAGTGATCTTGGACGTGTAGCTCAACTGGGTTCTGGTTTAGCAGGTTCTGGTGTTGGTTCAGAATATACAGGTATTCCTGCAAGCGGCGGTTTCAACACACTAAGCGAAATGTTTGGTGGTGGTGCGGGTGCTGGTAGTGGTGTTCCTGGAGCTGCTCCTCCTGCTGCCTCATTGGGCGAGGGCATTGACACGGGTGCCTCCACTATGGCTAATGGATTTGACACTACTGGATTGAGTGCTGGTCCTGCTACAGCTCCCCCAGCGTTTACTCCTAACACCGTAGCACAAGGTAGTAACATTCCTTCTTACGGTACTGCTGGTGGTGAAGGTAATTATGGCTATGACATGGGTACTGGTACTGCGGTAACAGGAACTCCAGCTACTGCTCCTGTTTACGGTGGTAATGCTGACAAAGCAGCGTTGTTTGGTTCCGAGGGCTATGGTCCTTTAGCTTCTCCTACAGAACTTGGTAACACTCAAGGTAGTCCTAGTTTCCTAAATTCTTTGATGGCTGGTAACTTCGGTCAAGCAGCTAGCTCTGCTGGTGACTGGGCAATGAAAAATCCCATTCCAGCTATTTACGGTGCAGGTAGCTTGTATGACATGTACGCCAAGAACCAAATGGCGGAAAGACAGCAACAAATGTACAACCAAAACCGTGCAGACATCTTGAACACTTATATGCCAGGTTCTCCTGAGTACAACTTGCTCAAGCAAGAAATGGACCGTAAAGATGCTGCTGCAGGTCGTAACAGTCAGTATGCTACTCGTGCTAACGAGTTTGCTGGCAAGATTGCAGGTCTACGTTTGAATGCTTTGAGCAACATGCAAGGAAATCAAAATACCTTGGGCAACCAAGCTATGGGCAACCAGTACGGTATGTTTAACACTCCCTTGACTCTGGCTGCGTTGACTGCTACATCGAAAGGTCGCTAATGGCTGATTTATCTACAATGTTTAACCAGCTTGGTCCAGCAGGGGGTTCTATCCTTGCTGGCGTTCAAATGGGTAATGAGGCTAATGCTGCTCAATCTGAGCAAGCCATGCGCCAAGCCCAGATGGATAAAATCCTGATGGAAACAGAGCAAGCTAAGCTGATGAATCCTTTGGCAATTCAAGCCAAACAACAAGAGATTGCTTCTGCCAAACTCAAAGCTTCTCAAGAAGAAGATGCCTACCGTGATGAAATTCTTGGTAAAGCAATTCCTAAGTTAGCAAGTATTTCTGGTCCTGCTCGTTATGCAGCAATGGATCAAATGTTTGCTAAAGCGGGTTTACCCTTGGACGAAGAAGATCGCAAGCATCTGTTTAGTATGGACCCTGACTCTATGCTTAAGGAACTTAAAGCGAAGCATGAGTGGTCTCTGACTCAGAACAAAGCCTACCGCAAGGACATGGACGTTGCTAAACTCAATCGTGATTCTGCTGAAAAAGTTGCAAAAGGCAACCAAGACGCTCAGCGTTATGCCGCAGACGTTAGAGCTAGCATTGCTAAAGATCGCGCTGTTGCTGAAAAATCTCTGCAACAAGCTTTGGCTGGCGCTAAGACTTTTGAAGCTCAATCTGTTGTGTACACTGATTTTGCAGAGAAAGCTCGTTTAGCTGGTGATGACTTTGAGTATCAGCGTTTAGACACCTTGGCTAAACAAGCTAAAGCAAACGACTTGCAAAAACGTGCTGCCGCAGGTGATGCCCGTGCCGCACAACAGTTACAACTCCTACAAGGTTTGGGCGTTCCTATGAACAACGTACCACCAGCATCCCCTGCAGTTCCCCCTGCTTCAAGTGCTGGAGGCAGCCCACGTAAACCACTTGGTTCTTATTAAGGAAATTTATGGACATCGATGCAGCTCTGAGAGACGGGTATTCAATTCAAGAAGTTAATGCAGAAGCTGCACGACGTGTAGGATTTCGCCTTGCTGATGCTAAAGCCGATGGTTATACTGATGACGAAATCCTGCAAGAGTTGCGTGGTCGTTTGTCAACTCCTAAAGCCCCTACTGCCAAAGATAAAACAATGGCAGAGGTGCAACAAGCAATAGGTCAACAGCGTGAAGGTTTAACAGGAACTGCTGAAACTCTGCTAAGCTTGGGTACAGGTGCTGTTGCACAGGTTGCTGGTATTCCTGTTGCTGGTATTCAGAAATTGCGTTCTTCTATGGCAGGTGTGCCCACTACGTTTGAAAAAGAATATGCTGATGCTATTCAGCGTATGACTTTTGAACCACGTACAGAAGCTGGTCAAGAAACTACAGGACGTGTTGGTAAGTTTATCAATGACGTCGTTCTTCCTGTTGCTCCCATGCTGGGGGGTTTGCCTGCTCTTAAAGCTGGTGAAGGTGCTATGGCTGCTAAAGCCCGCATCATGCCTAAAGCCAGTGAGATTCCAAAGCCTGTTGAGGTTGCTAAACCTAAGACTGGTGTTGCAGCAATGAAGGACGAGTTGTCTGGTAAAACAGAACCAACTGTTCCTGTAGATGCCAACCTTGAATATTACAAGCAACAAGCTCTTGCTAAAGAACAAGCTGCGTTAGAAGCACAACGTGCTGCTGGTGAGCGCCCCATTGTTGTTGGACCAGAGGGCGTAGAAATGCCAGGTATGCGTAGTGCTCAAGAGGCACTGGCAAACTTTGATCGTCAAGTGCGTCGTGATGAGCGTCGTGCACCTACAGAAAGTACAGACACTATGTTTGTTACTCCTGAAGGTGAGGCCTTGTTCAATCCCCTGTTTGAAGATCAACAGCGTCTTAATATGGTTAAGGATGTTGCTGGTGAACAACAGCGTTTGGCTGCTGAGTCTGCATTGGCTCAACGTTCTCAACAAGGTACACAGGCTAGCGTGTTTGAACCACAAACAAACATGCACCGTGCATTTACAGAAGTGTTTGCACAGGACCAGAACGGAGTACGTCCTCTGTCTAAAGCAGAGTTCGTTGAAACTCTGGACAACTTAGCTAAAGAACCTGGCACAGCATTCCAAATGCCAGAGAACCTTGCTGAAGCCTATCAGAAATACCTTGAGCATCCTGCTCATGGACAGATGGATTTCTTTGGTGCTAATGAAGTTCCTGTAACAACTCCTTATAAAACTCTGGGTGAGATGACTCCCGCAGAGAAAACTAAATTTACTAAGGCTGGTAAGAAGCTTGGTATTACTCCTGAGATGGAGCAACGTATGCGTGAGCAAGAGTTGTTCCCAGGTATTACCAAACTCCATGCCAACTTTGATCCTGAAGCATTTAAGTTTGCTGGACTGACTGCTCAGTTTGGTAAGTCCCCTATGCTCAATGTCCCAGGTGTTGGTGACCGTTTGAAGTCTCTTGGTAATGCTATGATTGAGACTCCAGAGGCTGCAATTGACTTAGCTAAGGCTGCGCCTGACGTGTCTCAGAACATGGTACAACGTGGTGTCAATGCTTTGACTAAGGGTGGTATCTTCCTAAAGGCTAAGGTTAACAACCCAGTGGTTCATTACACTGTGGACCGTTTCCTTAAAGCTGAAGGTTTGGCTGACGCCGAAATCTTGCAGAAGCTACAAACAAACTACTTAGGTTCTTTGCGTGAACTGTCTAAAGCAGAACGTACAGAAGCCTTTGAACTGTTAAACCTAGCTGACTTGAATCAAAAGACCATTACTCCTGAAATGATGCAGAAGTATGGTTTGTCTGAAAGACTGCAAGGCTTTATCACAGAACATCAAACAATGATGGCTGATGTGTTGAATAAAATCAACACTGCTCGTGAAGCTACTGGTCGTAAACCCATTACAGGCCGTGAGGCTTATTCTGCTATGTCAATGACTGGTGACTTCCGTAAGG